GTTCAGTATAGATTGGGTGTTTTCGACACGTTCTTTGATGAACTAAAAGTAACACTCAAAGGTAAAACTACTTCTTCTTGACGAGTTCTTGAACTTGTTTCATAAAATTACGATTCCTTTGAATCCTGGGGTCGGCAGCAATTAAACGAAGAAGAGCTGCTGTAGGTATAACAGGTTTGTTACCATTGGATTTAGGAGTCTTTTTTAATTTCGTCTTTGCGTTCTGGAGTTGTTTAGCTGTTGGCATATACTATAGGTTAAGATTTTTTATCGAAACAGCACGCAACATTGAATGCAATGGTAACTCTTCCAGAATGTTTTACTGGAAGTAGGAAATGATTAAGTTCGTTTGAAAAAATCAACAATGTACCCTCTTTAATTTCTTCGACACTTCCAGTCCCAAACTCACAAACGCTCGCCGCGGGAAAAAAAGGTATATTTTGATCGAAAGATTTAAATAATATAGAATTGTCTTTTTCTTCACTATTCAAAATATATATCATCGAAAATGTATGATCGTACCTTTTTCCATCCTTTACTTCTGGTATACCAGAATGGTTATGCATTTCCTGAAAATCACCCTTTTGGTATACATTGAACCAATATTCTGTTACTATAACATTCGATACTTTTATATGAGGAAAACAATTTGTCTCGAATATCATTTCCTCTAAATGTGTCCCTAAAATTGTGTGCATCGTTTCACGGTCTATAAAATCTATTTGTTTTGACATACTTGTGACCATAGTGCAATTGTCGTTGAATGGATTATCAAAATTGTTCTCGGATAGGAGACTATCAATTTTTGGTAATAGCTTCGATTTAATATTTTCATGGTCTTTTACTTGTGTCCAATGTACATAATGAGACGGAAATTTAAAATGTGGCATTCCTATATTCACATTCTACTTTATCTTTATATGTGAATTTAAAATCTTAACCATGTATTAATAGTGTATCTAAAAGTGTTATTTTTTAGATCTTCTGTATAATGTGGGTGGGTCCAATAAGGGGGGAATGCAATAGCTTCACCCTGTTTTAGTTTTGTTTTGAAATTTTGACATGGAAATACAATTTCTCCTCCATCATAATCACCGTTTAATGCTATTATTACAGAAAGAGATCTTAATGTTTTTACCTGTACGTATGGTCCGTCAGTTTTCATAGTGTATAGAGGACCATCTGTATGTAATCTCGTTGGTCCATGTATTTTTCTTAAAACTACGCCATCCATATCACACCAATCATATCCACCAAATGGAATCAAATATTTTTTGCAAACAAATTGACCAATATCCACCAATTTAGATGTTACATGATTATGAAATGAGTGGTCTCTCGTTATATATTCTTCACGGCATCGTACATTTTCACCTTCACCTAGTTTAGTTTTTTTTATAACATTTTTATTTGTATAATCGATTAATTTATTACACATATCATCTGAAAAAATATTACTGAACAAATATATATCATTAGGTGGTCTTGATGTGAATTTCTTCATTTGTTCTTCACTAGTTTCACAAACACTAAATATGACCATAATTATATACTTAAGTATTATTATCTTTAAGATATCTAAACTTATCGAATATATGAGTTGTAACTTTGAAGTTAAAATACACAATCATACAGAGAGCATCCGCTATATCGTGTTTCCTCTCATAAGGGATATCACCTTCTATATATTTTTCTGCTATGGCTACTGTTCTTTCCTTACGTTCTTCATAATCTAAATGTCGCATCCCAAAATGCACATGCATGCTCACAGGTGAAACTAATAGAACCTTCTCTTTGAACATGTAATTTAATAGAATCTCAATATTTGTGAAACCCCCGGGTGGTTGTCTCTCTATAAGTATTTTATCAGCTGAATCAAATATATCTTGATGATCTTCGACAAATAAAGGGATGAGATCAACAAAGTCATTTGAACGTAGATACTTGTAATCCTCGAGGCTTACCTTTTTCATGTACTTCACATCAATTTTTGGGCTATCTTCAAACTCGGCAAGAACTAGACCCATATTGTGATAGCCAATATCTATCGCCAAGACCTTCATGTCTTTATGTAAAAGATTTTCCTTAAGTATAATCTATACCCAGAATCATCTGATCAAAATGTTCATCCGTATATTTGACATCAAATGGAAGTTCATATGACGTATCTACAAGTTTGAATGCCATTGAAATGCGAGTTAAACCCGGGACTAAAGGTGCATAAGCCTGATGTGGTATATACCCCTTGAATAGTACAGCTCTTTTTGTAAACGGTTCAATTCTGGTAATTTCTTTAGTTTTCAATTCTAAGTCTCCACCAGCTTTATAGTAGTTTTCGGGTGTAATATCACCTATATATATTAAAAGTGTATAGTGATTCGGTTTGAGGTCATCTGTGTGTAATACCACATCCTGGCCACATACTTGACGATTTAAATAAACTCGTTGTAAATCGAAAGTTATATTCGTATATTTGTCTATTCTATTTTTTATTTTCAAAATGATTTTTTTTGCAGAAGGGATAATACTTTCCATATCAAAATGCAAATTACGGGTAGGTCTCAAATCAATCAGCATTTTTTTATCGGCATTATCTTCTTTGTTGAAATGCCACTGTCGGTTACGGATTGTATTTCCATAATCTTTATTATCTAAACTGAGTGATTCATCACCAATGAATTGTCTAGCTTCTTCTAACTCTTCATCGTTGATGAAATTATCTAGAATGGTTATATCCTTCATATATACATCTCAAACATTTTCCTTAACTATAATTTACATTAAATGGAAGTTCATATGACGTATCTACAAATTTGAATGCTATCGAAATGCGAGTTAAACCAGGGACTAATGGTGCATAAGCCTGATGTGGTATATACCCCTTGAATAGTACAGCTCTTTTTGTAAACGGTTCAATTCTGGTAATTTCTTTAGTTTTCAATTCTAAATATCCACCAGCTTTATCATAGTTTTCGGGTGTAATATCACCTATATATATTAAAAGTGTATAATAATTCGGTCTATCATCATCTATGTGTAATGTCGTGTCTTGACCACGTACCTGACGATTTAAATAAACTCGTTGTAAATCGAAAGTTATATTCGTATATTTGTATATTCTATTTTTTATTTTCAAAATGAATTTTTTTGCAGAAGGGACAATATTTTCTATATCAAAATGCAAATTACGGGCAGGACTCACATCAATCAGCGTTTTTTTATAGACATTATCTTCTTCGTTGAAATACCACAGTCGGTTTATGGCTCGATTTCTATAATCTTTATTATCTAAATTGAGTGATTCATCACCAGTGAATTGTCTAACTTCTTCTAGCTCCTCATCGTTGATGAAATTCTCAAAAATAGTTATATCCTTCATATATACATCTCAAACATTTTTCTTAAGTATAATTTATAGCAAATGGTAATTGTTCCGAAACTTCTTCAAGTTTTATTGCGAGTGTAACACGTAACATATCAGAGTGACGCGATGGAGCCATACCACGATGAATTAGATTTGATTTAAAAAGTAATGCTCTTTTTTGATATGGGTGTATGTTAATTATATTCGTACCTCGTTTAATTTGTGTAAATCCACCAATAATATCAACATTTTCTTCCGTGATAGGACTCACGTATATCAATAACGTATATGCATTCTCTTCAAAGCAGTCTGGATGAAATTCGCCATCTTGATTGAATGTTTGACCATTCGCATAGGTGTAAAGTATTTTGTATTTTTTACCAGACAATTTTTCAAGTTTATACACTAATTGTTCACAAAGGGTCTTTTCTTGTATCATTTCCGCCCTCCAAAATAGTATTTCCCCTTTTTTTGAACGGGACATGTATTTCCACGATGAGTGGTTAATAGCATCAATCACCTCTTCTAGCTCTTCGTCATTTATGAAATTCTCAAAAATGGTTATATCCTTCATATATTCATATCAAACATTTTCCTTAACTATAGTATATGAAGAACAAGCAAAAAACTCAATTATTGCTATTGACGGTTGTTGTACTTGTCGCGGCTGTAGGCTACATGTTCTACAATCCCCAAGTTGTCGAGGTCCCAGTAGAAGTAGCTGTCCCAGTACCTGTGCGTCCAGTACCTACTCGTCGTGGTCACACCCAAGAACCCGAAT